AAACTATACATAAAATTCTCCGATTTATGTATATTTATTTTTCTCTTCGATATATGTTTTTCGATCAATCCATTTATTTTTTACCAGAAATCCCCACTCTCTAAATCTAAATCCATGTATAAACAATGACCACATAGGTTGTTCTAATTCTAAACGGTGATATTGTTTTGCTCGTCTAATAAGAATATCACCAGGCTTGCACCACCTTGCAAGCTCAAATTCTTTTTCTCCATTTGAATTGAATCTGGGTGTATATTCCCAGTATCCTCCTTTGAGGATGACTGATGCATAATTCCAGGGGTGATCGTGTAGATCGTCTGAATCTGAGAGGATGATTTTATGGAGGAAGATATTAGGGTAAGGTTTGACTTCTTCGAAAGCATTTTGTTTTTCCTTAAATAAAATATAATACCTGTGCATATATTCATTACCATTACGATCAAGCAAAATACGTTTTCTTCCTCTTTTATCTAAGAAATTTAAAAACCAATTAGTTATACTCATAATTTAATTCCTGAAAAATCTCTTGCCCTTGAAACTAAGGGCAAATCCATAATGTCTGAATTGGATTTATTATTTAACCCTTTATACTGAGGTTTCTCTTGATTAGAATCAGTTAATCCTTTCTGTGCTTCATTTTCTAAATCATATAGTTTCATTCTAGATCTATCAACACCTATAACAAATCTTTTAAAAAGAGAAGGATCGTTATATCTATTTTTTAATTGTTTAACCATTAACTGACCTAATTGCTCCAATTCTTCTGAAGAAATTAAAGCAAACATAAAATCAACAGTAGCAGGCAATCCAAAAGATTCAGAAGTATCTGTCAATTCTACATCAGTATTACCATATCCGCTTCTAGTAGTTTGTGTAGCACTTAATATAGGCACATTTAATTCTACAGCAAATCCTCGAAGTTCTTCTGCAATACTTTTAATCAAAGTATAACTATTAATATTCGATCCACCTTTAAATCTAGAACTTGTACAGATATTGAGGTAATCTATAATTATTACATCGGGTATGAAATTACGCTTTAGTTTTAATTCATTAACTAATGCTTTAAAGTGGCCTACATGGGCGCCCGCTGTAGGATATTCTTTTATAATTAATCTACCTTCTGTTTTGTTTCTAATTTTTTCGATACGAGAATCAAATATAGATTTAGGAATTTCTTTCAACTGATCTAATGTTATGTTCATTAGATTAGCATCAATTCGTTCTGCAATTCTTTCTTCTGCCATCTCCATAGTAATGTATAAGACATTTTTACCTTGATTCAAACAAGATGAAGCATAATGACACATGAATAAAGATTTACCTACACCTGTGCCCGCAAGAACTACATTTAGTGTTTTATTAGGCAATCCGCCGTTAGTAATCTTGTTAAATAATTCCAAATCAAAAGAAATTTTAGATTCTTTTTTATGGTAAAATTCATACCTACTATTTGCATTATCAATATAATCATGCCCAACATTTGTATCAAAACAAACTCCCAGGGCAGTTTGAAGAATTTGAGGGATCCCATCTTTAGATAAATTAGAATCCTTTCCGTCTATAATACTAATAGATTTACTTATAGCATTATACAGTGCTTTTTCCTTGCAGAATTTTTCTGTTTCATCTATTAACCATTCTTTATTATTTGAGGAATAATCCATATCCCCCAAATAATCAATTATTTCTTTAAAATCAGATTCATTGACAGATTTATCATTTTGAATAGAAATTACAAGTGCATCTAAAGAAGGTATTGTATTATAATTATCTACAAATTCTTTTGTTTTATCAAAAATAATTTTTTCATGTGATAAAAAAAAGTAATCCCTGGATAGAAATGGGATTACTTTTCGCATATACTCCTCATTCTTAGTTAAGTTACTTAGAATTAGTTTCTCTACTTGCATGTTCGTCGATTACCTTACGTAGTAAAAGTTCAATACTTGCCTGAAGAATATTATTAAATTCTTCTTTTTTATATTCTTCTTCATTTATTCCATCTGGTTTAGAAATAATATGAAAATCCAAAGATACATCATTTGAATTGTCTACAAAATCAAGACTTTTAATTTGTATTACTGTGCCTTTATATTCATTCTCAGTAATTATTTCTATGCCCCAATTGTTTTCATCTACGAACCATGGATTAAAAAGATTCTGTTGCATTATCAAGCTCCTTTTCAAAATCTTCATCTGATATAGTATTAGATATCATTTGTACTGCTCCGACCTTATAAGTATCCTCGATGTATTTTCTAAATTCTTTACTTGTAATAATTGGCATCCAAAACTCTTTATTGTATGTATCTTTTTGTCTATATTTTGTATCTTCACCTGCACGAGAATACCAACCATTTGAAGGCTTAACAACAAATCCTCCTTCTAAAGCAACATCCAACAATCCTGACCATGGACTTATGCCGCCTTCGAATGTTACTTCAATCGGTATTTTGGATTTTTCTTTTACGAATCTAGATTTTTCTACATTAATTATAAAATTATATCCAACCACATCTGTGCCATCTTTTTCTTGCTGGCGACCAATAATAAAGATATTATCTGCAGAGTAATAAACACCTGTGCCACCTGATACAATAGCCTTCGGATAAAGCCCTTGTTCCATATAGATGTGGTTTACAACAACCATTGGAATATCTTTTAAATTTAAGTGAGGTGTAACCATTCTAAATAAAGATTTCATTTGTTTAGCGCGGGTCATATCTGCAACTGATTTTTGCTCTAAAGCATCATCTACTTCTTTTTTCGATGCTAGATTGCCAACAGAATCAATAATAATTATAACACGCTCTCCGCGTTCAATATTATTCAGTTGTGCCATAATATCAAATTTTAATTGTTCAATATCTGTAATAGGAGTATGAAGAACTCTGCTAGTCGATATACCAAAACTATCAAAATAAGATTGAGGGCTACCAAACTCGCTATCATAAAATAAAACAACAGCTTCTTCATACTTTTCCAAATAAGATTTTGCCATCAATAAAGAAAAGGCAGTTTTAAAATGTTTAGATGGCCCTGCCCAAACGGTTAATCCTGGGGTCAATCCTCCATCTAAACTACCAGATAAAGCAACATTCATCATAGGAACAGAAGTTTGAATCATATCTTTTTTATTAAAAAATTTAGATTTTTCTAAAATTTCTGTTTCTTTTATAGTTGAATTTTTTTTAAGTTTTTCTAATAAAGACATATTTTTTCCTTATGCGAATAAATCTTCTAAAGACGCTTTTTGTTTTGCTGACCAATTTACACTATTTAAAATAGTTGTAAGTGGTTCCAGAAAAGCCTTCTCAAACATAGTATCATAGTCAATATACTTTTGTAGATTAAATTCTACAGGAATACCGGCTATAAATGCTATACAATTTTCTTTTATTGTATTGGGTTCTTTTAAATATATAAATTTAATTTTATCCCCTTCTTTTATTTCTTGATACTTTTTATCTAAATTATTTTGCTTAAGATAGAAGTTGTAAAGTAAAGAACCTCTAACATGAATAGGTGTTGCTGACTTGTAAATGTTACTTTTATCTGAATACTTCTCTACACCATTACATGTTCTCGGAAATGCAATTTCTTCTGGCGGCATTTTTGAAAATGCTTTTTCAAAATTAGCAATGTATGCCTGTAAATCTTTTTCCTCATAATTTAATACTAACTTAACTGCTTCTTTTAAAGCATTGCGAACAGGTTCAGGCGTAGATGATCTAACAATTTCTAAGCCCATAACTTTTAATTTAGGTTCTTTATATTGCACACCCTCATTATTATAAACATTTAAAGCATATCGTTTCTTAGCAATCCAAATACCCCTATCAGCAATTGCTTCTCGCTTAAAGAAAATTTTCTGCTCAAAAGCATTTGTGTCTTTTGCTAGTTGTGTGCATTCTTTATCTAGAACTTTTTCAATTTTATCTTTACATACTTTATCAATCACTTCGACAATTTTCTCTTTTGGCATATTTTTATAGAATTTTTCAACCAAAGGATCAAATGTGACATAACAAGAATCTGTGTCAGAATAAAACGAATAGTCATAATTTTCTGTCCCACAGATTTTATTAAGATAATCGTTTAATGTTTTACCTATTCTTTGTATTACATACTGCCCAGTCAATGTAATACCCTCAGCAATATCTGAATTATAGAATCTAAAAAATTCATTTCCCCAAGCGCCGAAGAGAGAATTTAATAGAATCTTATATGCCATTTGTCGATTGTTATACTTAGACACATCTTTAAGATAAATTGCATCCTTAGTTTCTTCATATTTGGTCTGAGAAGTAAGCATTAATTTTTTATATTTTTGCCTATCTGCAAATAGTTTAGCTGTAATATTCGGAAAAAGTCCTTGTTTATCTCTGGTATAGCATCTTCCATTTGCCGCCATACAATAATCTTTTTCTTCTAAATCAGAATTATCCACTTTGCCATCTAGTAGATCAGATATTTTAATATCAAAGTGATTAATATAATTAGACACAATTGTTTCTGGCGACATATTATACTGCATAATAATACTAGGATATAGGCTTGTCGCATCAAAAGAAACTACCCAATTGTATTTGCCCGGAATAGGTTCTTTTACATAAGCACCTACAATTTGCCTACCTTGTTTATTTTCTCTTTGGTGTACTACAATATTTTGTTTCCATAGATGATTGTACAATAAACAATCCCAGGTTCTTACTGCAGAAAAAATATCAACATAATTACATTTAGCATCATATGCCATAGTCAATATCAACTCAATCAACCGCATTTTATCTTCAAGTTGATCTACTCTTTGCACGTCAACGATATTATATTCTACAAACTTATCCCATGCTTTGGTATAAAAGTCCTTGAATGTGTCATATGGATTTTCGTTTTTACCTACACCTAGTTCAACTTTAGCAATATGATCTAATTTATAGCTTTCTTGTGCGTTGTATGTAAATTTCTTATACAGATCAAGATAATCGAGAATAGCAATGCCCATAATATCATATGTTAATTCTGTCTTACCTGCTCTATCAAATGTTTTAGATTTTACAACTCTCCACGGAGAGAATAAATTTAGACTATCTTCGCCCAAGATTTTCGTTGTCCGCGAGCATAGATACGGAATATCAAAAAATTCAATATTCCAACCTGTTATGATATGTGGATAATCCTGTTCGATAAATTGCAAAAATTTAGCAAGCAATGTACTTTCATTTTCACAAAAATGATAAGAATCATCTTTATTTTTGTAATCTTGAATGCCGAAAGTAGTTATCTTTTTAGATATATTGTCTTGAATAGTTATCAGTATAACTTTTTCGATTGGATTATTTACATCCGGAAATCCATTTTCAGATGTAGTTTCAATATCAATTGTATAGATTTTTAATTTGGAAATATCAAAATCAATATCGTCAGGGAAAGTTTCTGTTATATATTGATATGCATAATTTGTATTTCCGAATATTGGAAAATTATGCACTTCCTTATACTTGGATACATAATCTTTCGCTTCATTTATACTAGAAAATTGTAACTGTTCAAGATTATCACCATACAAAGATTTATACTTTGTATTTTTATTTGATTTTACAAATAAACTAGGTTTAAACTCAATTTTTTCCTGTACCTGTTTTTCACCATTTATGCCTCTAACCAAAATACGATTTCCGTATTGGTTAACACTAGTATAAAATCTCATTAAGTATCCTCAGTTACTTCTACCCAAGTATAATCGCCCAACCATTTTACTTTGGATAAATATTCATAATTTTCTGGAATTCCTGTAGACCAATCATTTGGGCCAAGTATGCTTAAACCCGTACGATTTTCTTTTTTATCATAAAAAAGCCAATAGCAAGCACCATGATATAATTGAAAAGAATACTTAGCTGAATGTATTGCATCAGTAAGATCTAGTCTTCTTTTTATATCCTTAGCTTGGTTTTGAAGAACATTAACCATTTCCATTATTCTATCATATTCTTGTTGCGCGTACATGCGGGCAACATTTAGCATGATATCTTTTTGATTGGTTACAGGAACTAGTTCAAATTTAGGACTACTAACTTCTGTGGGGTAAGGTGTATTATTTCTATTAAAGAAATTAATTAAAACGTTCCCTGTAGTAATATCAAAACTATTTTTACCTTTAGCGGAATTATTCTGTTGCATTTTGTGATAAAGGATCGATGCCTTTATTTAGTTTTGCTCTACGAATACTTTCACTGGTCATTTTTTTATCATTTGTCGTTTGCATTTTTTTATTACAATCCTCACAAAACGACTGATAGTATAAATGAGTAATAGGTCCACCCACCCAAACAAAGTTTAATTCACGTGTTTCAATATGTTTTTTTGTAAATTTATTTTTACAATCATTGGGTGAACAGGTAGGAGTCATTGTAACCGGATCCAAGTATATTACTGGACCATTCAAATTTTTCTTCATGATATTACCTAACAGGAGGAATACTGCCGCCTACAATTTGAATACCTGATCCAAATACTGCATTGTATTGGTTATAAACCTCAGGTGCTAGTTCTTCTTGCCAAATTACATGGTCTTTTTTAATTACTACAGCATGTGTTTTTGTATATGCTGCATAAGGAATAAGACCCAAAGATTGCTGACCTGGCTGATCCCTTGAAGGAACAAATGCAATTGCACATGGGTTTTTAATTTTATATGAATCGCCAATTTCGGTTACTTCGCCGATAACTTCTTCACCCGTAATAATTTTACTAATCAATACCATTATAAACTCTCCTCTAGAAATTCAAATGCTTGATGTTCGTCAACTAGACATCTAATTATAACATTGTTTGTTTCATTATTATAATAGATAATTAGTATTTGACCATCAATAACACTAATCTTAAATAATTTGGGACCCGATTTAAGAGTCCCAAATGATGCTATTTTAGTCTTTTTTGCAGACGAATGCATAAAGTTCTTGTGCCTTTTTCATCAATTCTTCAATGGAATATGGCTTTAGAGCTTGTTGCACTTCTTCAGCTGTTTTTTTGTTTTGTTCAAACATCTGACGAGCAAATTCATAATTCATATGCCAGGCTTGATCCATATAATCTTTAGCCATAGCTAGAACTTCTTGACGGATTTCAAATGGGTTTTTATTTGACATGATATATCTCCTTAAACTTTCATTTTATCTGCAAAATTTTTCATAATACTGCCCAAATCTACAACTTGCTCTTGCATTTTAGTTGTAATCGGCAAATAGAAGTTATAGGTTAGTTCATTAAATGCTTTGTTGAAAGATTTAAATCCTTCTACTTTTAGATCAACGAATGAATTATGAAAACGAATAGTATCAGATACTAGATTTTTTATGTTGTAAAACATTTTTTCTCCTTGTGATGTGTGTAAATATGGGATGAGTTTCCCCATCCCATATATTTATATTACATATGACCTAGATGACGTAGATATTTTTGTCTATTTTCTAGATCTGCAATATCTGTGGATTGCGCTAAATAGGCTTCTATACCTGATTTTCTAGAATCAATTAGAACTTTTAAAAACTCTATAATTTTTTCTATCATAAGTTTCTCCCATAATAGAATTCTATATGTTTTTTAGCATTTCTTGATCTACTTTCAGCTATAGAATTAAACCAATTACTTAGAACTTTCAGTAAGAAGTTGCTTTTTGTCATGTGTGATTACCTCGCTTTTGTGTCCAATTGGTATTTTGCGAGGACGCTTTTCGTCCGGAACAACTAACTCTAATGAAATTACAAGTATGCCGTTCTGAAGATTCGCTCCTGTGATGTGAACATATTCCGACAGCCTAAAGGTTCTCTGAAATTTTCTGGTAGAGATACCTTTATGTGCATAGGTTCTAGTATCAGATTTTTCGCCAATTACACTAAGTATACCATCCTTAACTTCAATTGCAATATCTTCTTCAGTAAATCCGGCTACAGCAATTTCAATATCAAAATGCTGGTCGTCTTTATGAACAATATTATGAGGTGGATATGTATCTTTAGCATTGACGGTTAGTCTTTCTAACTCATCAAATAAATGATCAAAACCTACAAATGCTGAACGTGGAAAATGAAATGTTGTCATATAAATCTCCTTTAAGCAAGATTAAAGCTACCCTGTTAAGGCATAGCAGTGGTTAAACTGGTTACGAAATCCAGTGAAACCTTTTCGGAGTTTCCGCTCTACCTATCCCGCTAGCTTAAATATTTTACATCGTTCCTAGTGCCGATGTCCCATCCCGGGGCAATAATATTTATAATAGTATACAGTAATTTATTCTTGCCATCTACTCTTTTTCTTACCAATATTATATTTTGTTTGTAAATCCCAATCATTCTTTTCTTTGAAGGAAAGAACTTTTATTTGTGATAGTGGTGCTGCATCTTCAAATTTGTGTGCATCTATTACTTTGATTAATCCCCAATCAACAAGTAGTTTTGCAATAGTATTTCTGCGTTGCAAATCATTATCTGTCAGATCTGCTTGCTTTCCATCTAATGCGAATAATTCTTTGAAGTGAACTATAAAATATCTACCTTGTTTATGTAAAATATGACAAGATTGATATAATATTCTATCCTTTTTTGATGCAACACCGATTCTAGTAAGTGTTTCCCTGATCTTTAAAAAGTCGTCAGGTTCAGCTAAAGAGACTTCTAAAGGAACATATCCTGGGAAGTCAATCTGAAAAAAGTCATTGGCCATTTCTCCCACCCTTTTCTATTCTTGTTTTCAAAATATTAATTTGTTGATCAGATAGAATAGAAAGAACTTGTTTGGCTTTTTCTGTGCTATATCCATAGTATTCTTTTATTACATCTATCGCATCAACTTCTTCGGCCTTAATCCATTTATTGAATCTTTTTTTGGCTCTAATAATATTTATAAGAAACGAATATTGTAGTTTTTTATCTAAATGTGGTCTAGAATTCATTTCATTTGCAGGAATAACAGTATCACTGCCATAAGATAGCCCCTTATTAATAATAAAAGGGTTGTACTGTTTTTCGGTAAATTCATCAACTATTAGATTTTCTTTAGTATAATGTATCGAATTAATAAATTCAAAAGGAGTAATTCCCGTAGGCTTATAAGGCAATTCCTCAATTTTTTCAACCGGAGTTTCGCCAAATAAACTCATTTAAATTCCACCGATGCCATGATTTCAGTCAAGCATGCAACCAAATTAATTTCCTGATCTGCGCAGAATGCACTTTTATATTGATAATCTGCAAGCAATAAAACCAATTGTGGTACATGTACCACTTGATCTAATAAGGAATCATAGATTTTTCTAAACAAAGATGCTGGGTCGCTATCTTGGTTATTAACCACCCATGTACGCATCTTTTTCCAATCTTTTTCTTTTAAAGAAATAATGAGGTCAGTAAGATTAGCATCAGCCATATTGACAAGTATACCTTCGTCAATCTTACCCGATACTGAATATCTCTGCAATTCATTTAAAGTTCTCCTATAATCCGGAAAGTGTTTCTCAATAACCTTCACTACAACCTTCGGATCATATTCAATTGATTCATTTTCAAGAATAGAACTGACTCGTTTAAAAAATGCAGATGCAATTCTTGGCTTTTCACTCTTTGGCAATTTGAATTCGATTACTGCGCACCTAGAATGTAATGGCGGAATAATTCTATTCTTAAAATTACAAGTAAGAATAAATCTACAATTGGAAGAAAACTCTTCTATAAATGCCCTCAAGGCAGGCTGAGTACTATTCGGATTTAGATAATCAGCTTCATCTAAAATAACAACCTTTGGTTTGCCACTAAAAGAAACAGT